TATCTTTCCCTGCTTCCATAATATCCAATATCAACTGCAAGACCTTTTTTATGGCTAGAACCTACACGACCACCAACAAATGCATTATGACTTTCCGTTCTATATCCTGAATTAATTTTAAAGGGAATACCTGCAATACCTCTTGCAGTATCTAGTCTATATAGAAAGTCTTTATCCATTCTATAACCTGAACCAACTTCATCAGGACTATCAAACTCAGTAAGATTAAAGTATTTTAACTTCAAACTAGAGGTAATATGCTTTGTAGATTTTAACACCTTTAACTTCTCTAACAAATTCCTTACGAACTTTAACAGAGTTTTCATCTTCTTTAAAATATATTGGGTTTTTACTATTGAGCTTTCTTCTTTTCATAGATAAAAAATTTATAGATAGTAAATGCTATTGCGAGTAATAACGAAATTAGTGTAAGATATTCGTTAGCATCTGTGATACTAATAGCAATCCCTGTTCCGTTAGCTAGTCCTACTTGTATTGTGTCTCTTAGGTCTGTCATTTTTATTCAGTTTTGGCTTTTTATCCAAGTAGGATTTTAGCTTAGTTATGTTAGTTGATTTTGTTTTATAGTATTTCTTCATTAATCGGACGCACTTAAAAAGTTTCTCAATGTAAGTCTAGTTCCTTGTTTCATAGGTCTTTCAAGATTCATTCCGTTATAGTAGGCATTTTTATCAGGATTGACATCTGCTCCTGTATTGGTGCTGTACTCAGGGAATGAGCCCACATTGTTTGTTACATATTCAATAAGTCTTTCTGTATAGTATTCAGCAGTATTTCTAACCTCCTCTCTAAGGTGTTGAGCTTCTTCAGTACTAAGTGCTGATCCGGTTTCTGAGCTTTTGCTATATATATTTCCATTCTCTATTTTAAATCTTAAAAATGGTATTGCGTGATAAAAAGCCCAATTAGGAAGCATATCGCCAATGTATTCATCTACTAAGGTCTTATAAGCTCCTGCTAGAGTTCCTGCTGTAATTTCATCTTTAAGCTTTTGAGTTAGGTCAGTTCCTAACTTAGTTTCTACATAAAGCTTCTGTGCCTGTCTAACGTATGGCAATAATAGATTCACATCAACATTTAAGTTGATTGCTGTTGAATCTTTTAATTTTTCTTCTGATATAAATAGTACGTATGCCATATTATCTTGGGTTTAAAAATCCTTCATTAGCCATAGTCTTAGGTGCTTTTGCAACAAGACCATCATTTCTTTTAATTGTGAAGCCTTCGCTTCTTGCTTTTGTAGCTGTAATTATCTTATCTGTTGTAATGTTATCAGGATAAACTACAAAACCTTCATCACTTTCAGGTGCTTGATAGACTCTACGCTTCCAATAATGGTGACATATCGCACCTCCTTTGTAGAGCCAAATTGAATAGGTTGCTGCTCCACGAGGACCAAACCCTGCATTTACAGGTATTTGTGACATTCTTAAAATATCTTCTTTCCTGTATACTTTATTTGCAGCCATCATAGTAGAACAAAAATCTCTTGTTTTACCTTTACCCGGTACAGAATTATTTTTAGTATAAACGTATCTTACTTTAAAGAACTTATCACCTGCTTTATTTAACCCATCTTGCTCACTTCTTACATTTGGATTTGCTCTACCTGTTGAAACAAAATCAAACTTTTCATTTGCTATTTTATTAAGTTCATCTTCAAAATCAAAGTCTTGATGTTCACCATCTACTATTTCATCATCTATCATCTCCCAACCTTCAGGAATATCTTCACCAAATTCAGCAATAAAATTAGAAAGCTCAGTAGCTTCTTCGTGACCATCACAAGCCATATAGACTGTTTCACCTTCTAGTTCGTGTTCGTGATACCCTTCACAACCTTTTGTCTTTGCGTGTTCTTTAGCTTCTTCTGTTGTACTAAAAACAGGCTCCCCATCAATCATTCCTACTTTAGCAAATTTTACTTCTTGCTCAACTGTTGCTTCATCACCTAATGGCTCAAGCCCTAAAGATTCTCTAATTTCATCTGTCGTCATAACTTCTCTTACAGTTTTAGAATCAAATTGTACTGTTATAGGTTTTAACTGAACAAATTCAACAGGTAAATCTATATTGTTTACAGAGAAAATAGTATGTAAAGTATCTAATATATTTAATTGGAATGGGCGAACTACAGTATTTAAGTAAAAGTTTGCAGCGTTTATAAGCTCATCTGTATTGCTTGAGAAGCCATTAGTACTGTCAATACCCATAAGTGTCTTAGAAGTCACCCTATGACCTGTGAGGATGTTCTGCACTAAAAGTTCTTGTAATGCTAAGTATTGTTTGTCTGCATCTGAAACGCTAATTGGTGTTATCTCAGGAGTTCTTGTTTTATCGTCTGAGAAGGTCAAAATAAATTTGCCGCTATTAGAGGCTCCCGTGAATTTATCAGTAAGACTTTGTTCTATTTGGAATCGTTCTTCTTGGGTTGGTACTCCGTTAGCGAAACTGATGAAGTA